GTTCTGAAAAGGTCGGTTCGATTGGAAGTATACCATTCAATTTACTTACTCAGGCAACTCATGCAACTCAGGCAGAGGGAGCATTCAAGGCATCCCACATTGTCGTCTTGCGAGTGGGTGTGCCCCTTTTTTCGATAGTGTTCTGAGTCGGTGAGACAGACGCCGTCTTTGTGGGTATGATCCACCCATCGTCGTCGGTTGCGGCGTCGGTTGCTGCCGGTGGGCAGCAGCGAGGGTTTGTCGGAGGTCCAACCATGCGTGGCACACGACGGTATCTGATGTTGCGAGTCATCACACTTTGTTTGGTGAACGGAAATTCTCTGCCGTACATCCGTTGGTCTACGAACGTGAAGAAGTGTGTCGGGTCGGTTGTGTGGTAGTATTCAATATTGCGTTGACGACCTTTCGCCATTCCTCGTAACTTGACGGCAAGTGCAAGCTTGAGTTGGAACGGCTCTTCGGGCATACGTAAGTATACGATGTCTGGGCGGTCTTCGATCGTGACACGATCTGGGTGCACGAGGTTTAAGATTGGTGTACGGTTCGTGGTGTTCAGGTCGTTTCGGATGGTCATCTTGAGACCCAAGCGACCGAAATCATTTGGGTCAGACCACACAATATGTCGCCCCATCGTACCAAATACAACATCCGGTTCACAGGTGTATACTTTCTTACCGTTCTTAAAAGACACGTCAATCTTCACGCAAAAGAACACTTCGTTGCCTCCTCTGCGGCGTCGGTTGGGAAGCAACAAGGGATTCACCCAGGGTGTCTTGCCGTCGCGTGTGGCTTGCACGACGTACCCCCGCATGCCCGCGTGTTGCTTGAGCATCGACTTCACTTCGACGTCGATGTATCCGAATGCAGTGTCGATTCGCAAATCTGCTTCACGGCGGGTGTCCCAACCAAAATTGGGTCTCGTTACATCCAGTCCGGCGTTCGTGAGGGTGTTGAACACGTAGAGTTCCGCAATCCGGGCGATAGCAATTGCTTCATCGACGTTGTGGTTCGTTCCGCTGGAGCCATCGTGGGTGGCATAATGGTTTGTGGAAATTTTGCCACGGTGTTTCGTTGGTTTCAGTTCCTGCATACGTGCTTCGGTGAACGTTTGTTTCGGTGCTCTGACTGGGTTACCGTCAATGTGCAAGAATTTGCACACATTTATAAGCGAACCTAGAATCGGAAAGAAATTTAGCATTACGTAACGGAATGTATATCGAAAGTAAGTTGTAGGTTGGTAACAAGTATTTCTGAAGGGATGCCTCTATAATACAGTTTGTAGAATAAATCATTTTTTTTAATGAAATCTCTAATACACCGTTCAGTACATTAAAAAACCAATATGGAAATCGTGTCAGACACGATTCCATACCGTGGACGTTAGTTTCTGCACAATTTTATTCACAACGTGGAACACCGTGTTACGAACGTTTGCGTACCGTATCATCAGAAATAGGAAGAAGTACATAAATATGGTTGTTGGGAGTGTCCGTAAGAATGTCCCACCGGTCTCTGCTTTGATGCCATACCACCATCCAAACAAATCTAATGCTTCGATTTGTTCGGTACACCACGTGTGCATCTGTTTCACACCACAACTCATAATGTAACACGCGACTAGCAACACCACGGTGACTTCCACGGAGGCGGAGTCTGTGCGAGATGCCTTTTCGTGTGTGGGTGGCAAACCACCACCACCGCTTGCGCTTGTACGTGTCGTGTGAGTCATTCGTTAGAACCGGTTGTAAGTCAGTAAAGCAAGTAAATCTCAGATAATAACATCATTCGGCAGATGATTTCAAATCATTTTTTTAAAATGTTTTGCGTATTTCTTCTAGTCGGATGGGCGCATGGATACGCCATCACACACACACACACACACACACACACACACACACACACACCACCCACGTGCCATATGCAATGTGTGGTCTGATGTAGAAACGATGACGGGCGTATCGAAGTGTGCTCACACGTTTCGAATCTTACAAGGTTCGTAGGGCGGATACACAAACCGTGGGTGAATTGATCATAGCGGTTTGCAAAGCACACCTCTGCGAATACGAATCCTCCTACTGAATTGCAATTTTTGAAATAAAATGATTAAAAACACTACCCATATGTGTGGTGCTATTAAACAAACACGCATTCGGCAATGTCCACCATAACTTCCCAATTTACGATACGCGACGAGTACCAGGCACACCCCGAAACGTGCACCATATACATAACTATCATCAAAACGGAAACTCATAAGTACGACATCACGTACGACGCCACATACACGCACGAAATTGCGACGTGTCTGCACCCATTGGCACACGAGGAGAATGCCGATATGGATGGGATCATCGTCCACAAGAATCAAGTGACAGACGGCATAACGCAAATGCTATTGATGTCCGACGACCGTGTGCAAGACATATCCGGATTCACGTCACCGATGGAATACAAATGCAAGCTGATGCGATCGCTCCTGCCCTTGTGTGGTGCGATTCAACACACACCCGCAATGCCTACCGGAAAGACCCACTTTACGGTACGCGACGTTGACCCGAACCACACCGGAAAGACCCACTTTACGGTACGCGACGTTGACCCGAACCACACCGGAAAGACCCACTTTACGGTTCGCGACGTTGACCCGAACCACACCGAAACGTGCACCATATACATAACTATCATCAAAACGGAAACTCATAAGTACGACATCACGTACGACGCCACATACACGCACGAAAGTGCGAAGTGTCTGCACCCATTGGCAAACGAGGAGAATGCCGATATGGATGGGATCATCGTCCACAAGAATCAAGTGACAGACGGCATAACGCAAATGCTATTGATGCCCGACGACCGTGTGCAAGACATCTCCGGATTCACGTCACCGATGGAATACAAATGCAAACTGATGCGATCGCTCCAGCACTTGTGGGATTAAGTACCGCACTGCTGCTGTTATTCGGATTGTTCCCACAGTTCGTCCGCTAGTCCAGTCTGCATACACTTGTCTGCTTTCCACCACAAGTCGTGTTTCAGAATCTCTTCCAAATCGGTCTCACACAAATTGGTGTGTTTTTTATAAATCTCTTTGATCGTGTCGTGCATTTGCGTCACATTCTTGTAATCGTCTTCGATTTCGGAAAGCTTCCCTCCGAACCAGCTGCTCAACTGATGAACCAGCATACTTGCGTGTGGACGAATGTATCGCTTCTTTCCCACAACACTCATCAAGGTTGCGGCAGAAGCAGATGCCCCCTCGATAATCGTATGCACCGGAATTTCGGACTGTTGAATGAAATCAATTGCCGCAAATGCAGCAAACACGCCTCCTCCGTAACTGTTGATGTGCAGATAGATGGGTTTGGGTTGCATGGTCAACGTTGGGTTTTTTAACTTGGCATCACGATAGTTGTCGTTGATCTTGTCAAGACACTCTTTCAAGCGATACACCGAATCCTTGGACACACCCGAAAAAAAGTAGATGTGATTGCCACGTGCAACACATCGCGAAGCAAGATCGGGATCGGACAATAAAGGGGTGCTCGTCTCCTTCGAAGTTGCTGCCGAAGACGGTTGTGACTCTCCGGTTGCTTCTGGTTTGTCCTCTACGGTACATCGCATGCGCTTGTTCGAATGCGATCCAGACGGGCAATAGGTGAATTGGGTATCTACGTAATCGTCTCGGTCCATAATATATTAATATCATATTTGATACAATGCCTTATATATGTACTACACCATTCTATCCCACCAACACCATTCTAACCCACCATATAGTTAGTTCCATTCGGTTCGTCCGTGCTTATTTTTCCCTTGCAGTTATGCAAGAGTTTTTTTTTGGCAAAGACGACCCTTATCGACAAAACGAAACGGAACAAACCGTAAAAATCTATATCCAACGAGGACTACATATCTGACACCCACATGGTCACGCAACTATATGAATATCGCACAACCGGGATTTTGTATATTTGTATTTTTATAATTGTTTAAAAAATGATTACACGATTGGGTTATTACCCTACACATCACAAGATGAATCAGTCAACACTGCAGCGTACACATACAATGCGTGCCAGTTTAAGATGCAAAGAAAAACGTTCTACAATCCAACACGTGTCTTCCATTATTCGGCAATCGTTTCAAAAAGAGTGTGTCGTTTGTATGCAAAATAAAATTTGTACGATTGTTCACCACCAAAAAAGCACCCACGTCTGTATGTGTCGTACGTGTGCATTGAAAATTCTAAATGAATCGTATACTTGTCCAATGTGCCGCCAACCAATCGATACTGTGTTCATATTTCAAAACGGTGATATGAATATGAAAGAGACTGCCAACTTTATACAACAATCGATTGACAAATGTGTGCCCGACACCAATCTCAAATTATCATCATTGACACACTATAGTGTCTAAATGTATATGTTTCTTGCTTGCGCGTATCTACTGGTGTGTTTGGAATATATTTTTATTAAATATGACATTGTCGAAGATGGTCGAAAATGTAGGAAATGAATTCTATTTTTATTTCTTTTCTAATCTAAAATGGATCACTCTGCAAACATTGTGCACTGTTTTGAACAGTTGGTTGACAAGCAAACTATTTCAACCGATACAAATGCTTCGTTTCGTATCAGGACATATCGAACCATTATTAAGGATGTGAAAGAAACCTTTTATGACACACCCATCACAACCGTCGACGTATTTACAGGACGGAAAGGGTATGGTAAAAGTAGTTTACAGCGTATTCAAGAAATCATAGACACCGGAACATTGAAAGAGTTGCGAGATACATCAGAAGACGGATACGAACGACACCAATGTATAAAAGACCTTACCCGCGTGATCGGCATTGGGGCAGTGAAAGCGAGGAAGATTTACGATTCGGGTGGATCGGTTGCACTCTTGCACAATGCCTACCAACAGAAGGATGCGTCGGTATTGAACCCATTCAAATTGACAACCCAGCAGCTACTTGGTTTCAAATATATCGAAGATCTGAACAAACGTATTCCACGAGATATCATCGCTGGGTTTGAGACGACTTTGAATCAATACTGTGTATCCCACCAGCGATATACGTCTCAAGTGTGTGGTTCGTATCGCAGAGGTCAAGTAGATTCGGGTGATATTGACGTGCTGATTACATCTGATACGTGGGACACAGAACAGCACGCCAGGGACGGGTTGGTGCATCTGCTTCAGCATTTATGTTCTTCAAACTATCTGGTAGACCACATGACGGAACCAAAACGCGTGAAAACCAAATATATGGGTTTCTTGAACATCCCTGCATTGGGGTATGTATGTCGGATTGATATACGTTCAGTTGTACATACACATTACCCTTTTGCGTTGGCATATTTTACGGGTTCGAAAGAAGAGAATATGCGTTTGCGACATAGTGCAAAACGACAAGGGTTCAAATTAAGTGAGTATGGATTGGAGAATCAGCAAGACAACACGAAACACATTTTTGTTTCGAACGAAGAAGAGTTGTATGCATCGTTGAATGAAGCGTATGTTTTGCCTACAAACCGATGATGGGACGGTTGCGTGGTATACATCTAATATAAATAGCAACCAAATCGAATGGTTCAATGCATGCATCGTTGAATGAATACATATGAGGTTCGTTCGTTGTGTATACAGCAAACTGCGTATGATATATCATAAATACACACTATATACACCCCATCAACATACGAAGATGGAATCAGTTGCCCTGTATTTCAGATTATTTATGTAGATTCTGGCGTGTGGTCAGTACGCATATGTGCGATACAACTGTCCAACCGCGTTATGAGTTCAGTCGTCTCCGTGGTTGGTTCTTTTTGGCGCAACCGTTCGGCGTGCCTTACTAATTCGTCAAGTGGTGTATACCCCCACCGGTCTTTCACATCGGTTCTCACACCCGGTTTCGTCATCAAGAAGGTGATCACGTCAACCTGGGCTTCCGAACACGCCAAATGCATTGGTGTCCGCCCATCATAGTCAGATGCTCCAAACAACGTGTTATCTTCTATCGCGCCAAGCTGCTGCACATCTCCGTTTGAAGCGTATTGGATCACTTGAAACAACGACTCCTCGGACGAATTGGTGTTTGAAAACAAATGAAAGCGTGATTCTGTCTGTTGTGAAAATTCCAAGCAAAATTCGATACCACGCACAGAATTGCCCATCACGTCCAACCGGGGCGACCACACACACAACCCACCTACATTCGGTATAACAAGCATCACGCAACCACTCACACCCGATTTTGCGGGCAACCCGACACAGAACCCAAACTGCCCGCTGAAATCGTACATCCCACAACCATACATAATTGCCTTGACGTCTTTGACAATAGATGCATCCACCACACGTTCCCCGTTTACCGGACATACCCCATCGTTCGCGATCGTGGATGCGATCACGGCACACACTTCACAATTTGCAGTAATGGAACACGCTTGAAAGTACAAATCCAAATGGTCCGACAGTTGACTAGGAGTCGGTGTGCCATCGTACGCATTGTTTTCGCGCATGTAGTATGCCAGCGACGTGTTCCTATCAGCGTGATGCTTTTCTGACAAAAATACGCTATTGTCAAACCCAATCTTTCCGTGGTTTCCGGACATCTTCCGGTAGAAATCAAGCACGGTTTCGAAGCGGTTCGCAGGTTCGTCGTTCGGATGTACCATCGAGGCAACCATCACTGCACCCGCATTGATCAGCGGGTTGTGAGGCAGTCCGTCGCGATTCAAAACGAACTCGTTGAAGGGTCGACCACTCGGTTCATACCCCACGTGTGCGTGCACAATGCACGTTTCTTGCCGACTCTGCAAACACCTCGCCAAACAGTAAGTCAACGGTTTGCTGCACGATTGCAAACAAAAATCGGTCGTGGCATCACCCTGACACGTGAGTTTCCCGTGGATATCGCAGAATGCCATACCATACTGGTCGGGGTCAACCGTGGCAAGTTGCGGAATGTAATCTGCCACAGTACCCGTCTGATTGTGGGTTGTCTTTTCGAAAATATATTTGAGAATGGACGGGAGGTCGTTCATTGGATATATAAGTGAACTGCGGTGGGGAAAGTGTTGTGTAGATATGCTGTGAAACAAGAGGGTGATGTGTTTATTTCATATTAATAAGATCATCGGGCGTTGAACGAATAAACGGGATACTAAAAAGAAGTTTTAACCGACACGACTTGGTATGGTTAACGGTTAACGCCATGTAACGAAGTACTAGTTTGCAACTTGATTTTTGTATTGCATCTGTTCACAGTGTGATGAGGAGTAGACGGCATATGTATAGAATTCGATTGTTCTTAAAAAAATGGAAACTATCGATGAAACCGTGTTCGTCACGAATGATGCCGTGTTTCCATGTTTCCAACCCTCCAACGCGCAACCGACCGTTTCATACACGGTGGTGTCATACTATACTATACTATACTATACTGTAACGAATGTGACGACCACTTCACATAAGTGTCTTGTATTGCCCACAATATAAAGTTTGATACACATTTTATCATTTCATTTTATTTTATGTTGTATATGATATGATTAAAGATGAGAATACACAAGAACAAACCAGTGTTCTTCGTCGAACAAAATTCGGAAAGAATACTACCAGAACTCCAGAAGAAGTTTTCCACACCAGATTATGATATTCGAAAAATCGGAAACGGTGCAGCGGGGGTGGTGTATCGTGTATCAAACACTCACGTTGTAAAAGTGTTACCGGCAAAGTCATATCTATCCCATTTAGAGCGGTACAAACAAACATTTACGATGTTTAACAGAGTATATTCACAGAATGAGCGAATGAAATCATATGACAACTTCTATGCCTACAGTTCTTTCACGCTGAGTGATTTGAAAGAGGTTGATACATCTGAACCCTTATTCATTTATGAAAAAATGGAATATATGCCGACTGACCTCTCACAATTCGCAAAAACGACCGATTGGGACGTGCACACGTTCATTGATATAATGTGCCAAGTGATGCACGGTATTCGTGTATTCCACAGGATACGTTACATTCTGACAGACCTGAAACTGCAAAATATAATGTATAATCCAGAAACCAAACGAATCAAATTGATTGATTTCAACGAATCCTACAATGTGATGCTTAAAAACACAAACCCTATGCACACCTACTATAATCGGAATGTGGTAAAGCACACCACGAAAGAAGATGTCTGGCGCTTGGGAATTGTAATGATCGGGTTTATTATACCAAGAGTGGATGCGTACTTGGAACGAAATGGTAAACCAACTCTGAAACGATTCATAAAAGAACTCCGAACTGCTGTTGGTCGAAAACCGCCGACTAAGTATATGTTTTCAACAATGGTCGAACCTTACTTAGATGAAATGCGAAATGTAATACAAAAAATATGTAAAACGGATAAAACAAAACTCAAATGGTCCAGAATATTCAGATTAATTAGACACACGATGCGCGATGACCCGGATAGACGACCATGTATTCGGCGTATTTTGAGCACTAAAGTATTTTGTGACAATTGCATGATGCCCCGAATAAATTACGTGGATAACGGTACCGATGCAGAACCGGTAAATAAGGGTGAGACTGACAGCAGCGAGGGTGTCCGTGGTACGAATGATAATGATGATGATGATGATGATGACAGCAACACCAACAATAACACCACCAATAACACCAATAACACCAATAACACCAATAACGATGACAGCGACAGCGATGACAGCGATGATGACAATTATGACAACGATACCACCAAAAACACCAAAAACACCAATAACACCAATAACGATGACAGCGACAGCGATGATGACAATGATGACAACGATACCACCAATAACACCAATAACACCAATAACGATGACAGCGACAGCGATGATGACAATGATGACAACGATACCACCAAAAACACCAATAACACCAATAACGATGACAGCGACAGCGATGATGACAACGATACCACCAAAAACACCAATAACACCAATAACACCAATAACGATGACAGCGACAGCGATGATGACAATTATGACAACGATACCACCAATAACACCAATAACGATGACAGCAAAACTGATAACAGTGATGCTGACAAAGAACGCAACGATGACAGCGACGGCAACAGCAATGACGACAGCGAAAGTGACGACGGTGACACTGGTGGCAACGCTAGAACAACTAATACCACCGATGCTACGAAGCGCCCACGTGTCGTTGGAACAACAAAAAGGAGTAATCCAGTTGGTGATCGTCGGATACGCCGCCGCACCCAAAGCAGTGGAAATGACTCCAATGCTAAGGATACGGATGAAGCGGCGGAGGAGAAGAGTACACGCAAAAAAATAAAGGTGCAACCAAAACCACCAACACCAAATGATGCTACAAAGAAAGGTTCACAAATTAAAACAAACTCAAAAAGTGGTGAGACCCTGCAAACAAAACGACGTAATCGAATTTCACTAAACTCCGGGAAACCAAAACGGAAGATTGTGTTGCGAACACGCAACCGGTCTGGAAACACACACCGTACTCATAAACAACGAATACGTCAGAAACGAAAACCCACATAATTTTAAACAACGAACAACCGTAAAAAGGTAAAAAAAAAGGAGCTAACTTTTTTCCCGTGTCTATACTAAAATGACCAAAAGCACAATTATTCCGGCAACGCCATCGAATCGTAAATGTTGGACCACCAATCAATGTGTGTCCATCGGTTACACCTCTTCCAAACAATTTCTGGTGACAAGTCGTCAGAATCGTAGCACCCCAGGTGTGTACACTGAAGTGTATCTTAAACAGAACACCTGCTACGGTGTGTCTGTTTCTGGCCAAGCACTCGGTAATAGTAAGGCGTTTGTGTTCGTGTACAATCCGGCAACCAAGAAGCGTTTGATTCCGAATTACACATTGTTACCCTCGAATTGTTTCGGTTGTGCGGAAGCGCAGTTTGTAACACCACCGTGCGCAAATGAATACATTTGTCTATATATCGGTGTGTTATTTACATCCCCTTGCAATGGGCAACAGTTTAGCATGCAAGAAATACGTCTGACGGC